TACCTTCTACCATTACCACAACATGATATAGATTGTTATCGGCTTTTTCTAATATCTCGTAATGCTTGTTATTTTTCTCGCACCATCGTACAAGTGCTTTATAATGATCGCTTAGATACAATCTTCCAGTGGTTGAATTACGACCGATCTCGCTGCCAGCACGAATTCTAAAACTAAATGCGTTCCAGGTGTTGTTGACAATTTCATCCAGTATGTAATCAATTTCATCCAAACTTATCATGGTATAGGAAATGTATCCCATCAATGCTGTGGATTCGGACAATGCTTCGATTGCTCTAACCTGTTTCTTTCTAACTGTTTCATAGTTATTATAGTCTGGATGATTCAATCCAACATTAACCAAAAACAAACCAGCATCTAATGATTCTTGCAAAAACTCCAAATCACCAAATTTGATACCGTTAGTTAGTATTCCAGGTTTGAGTCCAAGATCCGATATGTCTTTAACAAGTTCTACAAAGTCTTTTCTCAACGAAGTCTCGGCACCTGCCAGTAACAAATGTGTAACATCTTTTAGAAAAGGCCAGCTTTTGATTTTATTAATAATCTCTTCGCGAGATACATCTACAATTTTGTTATCCGGCAAGTGATAGCAATGCGGGCATTCTAGATTGCATCTATCAGTGCCCTCCACATGAACCAGATCATTGAAATTCCAAACATCGTCCAAGTGGTACTCTTTGAATTGAGAGTAGAATTCGTAATCGTTTTCAATCTTATGATGGCTTATGCCGTGCTGTGCGCAGTGCTTGACCATCCAAACTTCATTGTTTTTATGGTATTTGTAAGCTGGTATATGGTACACACATTCAGGACATATACTCACAGTTGGAGTCAACAGGGTTCCAGCCACGGTAGTTACTTGTTTAAGTAGCTTTTCAACAGCTGATTTTTTAAATTGATTGATGCCGGCTATTATCATGAAATATTTATGTATAGGGCTTGCAAGGTTAAATATTTCACTATGAACCAACTACTTGCACGGACCACGCAAATTTATGTTTTGATATTGTTTATACTAGCAATTTACCTTGGAGTTTGGCCAATATTATTTTTAAGTTTGGCAGTAGGCTGGATGTTACAGGGTATAAGTCTAGAAGTGTTAATACATAGAAAATATGCACACAACCAGTTTGAATACAAAAATAAATTTTGGGAATATATTGCTTATTTGATCTTATTATCCACAAGTCTAGGAAGGCCAGTTGAGTGGTCATACGGGCATCGTGTGCATCATCGATACACAGATAATCCAGCTGATCCGCAAAGTCCTCACTCAATTGGTAAATTAAAAACTTTATTTTCAATATTTCCAGCTAATGTAAAAGGCTGGGATGGAATTGTTGATGATCTGACCTCTAACAACACCTTAATGTTATTCAATAAGTTTTACTATCATTTGTATCTAGTGTATAATATAATTTGGTTCAGCATCAATCCTGTGTTAGCAATTTATTTTGTTGGTGTTCCGTCAGTCATGACTTGGACTATTTTAGGAATTGTAAATACGCTTGCTCATACTAGAAAGTACAGTCCAGATAATTTAAAGTTTCCATTGTTGTTTTGGGGAGGAAACTATCACAGAACACATCACGACTCTCCAGGTAGTATTCAATTAGGAAAATATGATTTGTCTTATTATGTAATAAAATGTATAAAACGTGATAAACCTATATAATTTCTACGACATAAAAATTCCATTTAATAATAAATGGAAACGTATTGCTATTAGTCTAAGCGGTGGTGCCGACAGTGCCTTGCTAGCATATTTGTTGGCAACAACTATAGCAGAGTTGGATACCGAAATACATATCATAAGTCATGTTAGATGTTGGAAAACTAAGCCGTGGCAAGAATACGATAGCCTTAATGTTTACAAGTGGTTAACCCAACGATTTCCTAAAATTAATTTTGTTCGTCATGTTAATTTTATACCTCCTGAAATGGAGTGGGGAAGTGTTGGGCCTACTATTACAGACGAATATGGCAAACTGGTCAGCGGAGATAACGTAGAACTACGTGCATTTGCTGAATACACTTGTTTTAAATATAAAATAGATGCATACTATAATGCTGTAACAAGAAATCCTAAAGATGTTGAATTTGTAGGAATGCCCACACGGGATATAGAATTAGAAGATGTAAACTCGCATTTGCTGTTGATGGAACATATGAGCCGTATTGTCAGTCATCCGTTTAGGTTCACTGAAAAATCTAAAATAATTGAAATGTACAACGCATTAGATATAACAGAACTACTAGAGATCACACGTAGTTGCGAGGGCACATTTACAGATATCACATACAACACATATAAGCCTGGACAGTATGTACCATTATGTAAAGAATGTTTTTGGTGTAAAGAAAGAAGGTGGGCAATTGAAACAGCAAAGTAAAACATTCTGTATGCATCCTTTTACAGGATTAGCAACTCGTGAAGACGGCGCGGTGAAAGTTTGTTGCCGAAGTGCCCCAATTGGCTTTATACAAGATGCTTCGTTAGAAGATCTTTGGAATGGATCTACTATACGTGAAGTACGCAAGCAGGTACTCAACGGAGAACGGCCCACTGTTTGTAAACCGTGTTTTGATTTAGAGGACCAAGGAGTTGAAAGTCTACGTCAGCGACACATTAACGGAGTTATTCCTGAAGCACGTATCAATCTGTATCCCAATACCCTGTTACAAGAAATAATGCCTTTTGAGTTTCCCACTATGGAAATCAAACTTAACAACTTATGTAACTTAAAATGTCGTATGTGCAATCCCCTGGATAGCACCAACTGGACTGATTGGAATAAAGTTGTACCGTTTTATAAAAAAGAAAATAACTTTCTAGTTCCCACAATTGAAAAATTAGTAGACAAGCCAGGCAAGTACATTGGAGCATTTGACGACAGTGATAATTGGTGGGCAAGTTTTGAAAAGTTGTTACCGCACTTTAAGCGGGTAGAGTTTGCCGGTGGCGAACCTCTAATGGATCCACAGCACTATAAAATTTTAGACATGCTAAAACCGTACGGCAAGAACATAGAAATCAAATATGCTACTAACGGTACAACACTAGGCATTAGCAAAGGAAGAACAATATATGATTATTGGCCACATTTTAGAAGTGTTGCCGTTAATGTCAGCATTGACGGCATTTATGATGTTTACAATTACATTCGAGGCAACGGCGATTTTAATCAAGTTGAAGCAAACATTAAAGAAATAAAAAAGATACCCAATGTAAGTCGTGTAGTTGGAGCATTTACAGCACAAGCTGGCAACATACTACAAGCGGCTGAATGTATAGATTACTTTATTAACAAGATGGGCATTGTGTTCTACAGTCATCGTGTTAGTTATCCCACATGCTTGTCGGCTCAAGTGTTGCCTAATGATTTGAAAGCATTGGCCATTACAAAATTGTTAGCAGTCAAGTCACAAGTAGACGATTTTGAATTAGTAAAAAAGAATCCCGTACTAGGCAAAATTACACATCAGCAGATACAAGACAATATTAATTATTTACAAGCAAAAGATCAAAATCACTTATGGCAGGATTTTTTACAATTTAATTACAACTTGGATTCAACACGCAATCAAAGTTTGTTAAAAGCAGTTCCGGAGTTTGCTCCTTATGTATAAAGTTATTAATCGATGGGATCACGCAAATTCTATCAAAGTTGAATGGAACCTTGGCAAACGCTGTAACTACGATTGTAGTTACTGCCCAAGTAGCATACACGATAATACTAGCCCGCATACAGATATAGAAATACTTAAATCAACAGTAGATAACTTAATAACATTAGGCAAACCTATACGTTTAAGTTTTACAGGAGGAGAGCCGTGTGTGCATCCTAAATTCTTAGAGTTGGTAAAATACTGCAAACACGTTGGGATTAATTGGATTAGTGTAACAACTAACGGAACACTACCTTACGAATTTTATTCAACATTGGAAGCAGATCAAATTGTATTCAGTATACATTTGGAGTTTGATTGGAGGCGTGTTTTCAATACTGTAGAGAGTGTGGTAGATTTAACAAACAAAAAAGTTGTTGCACAAATTATGGCGCATCACGATTACATGGATGCTGTATTACAATTACGTGCTAGATGTTTGTTGGCACATATTCCCAATACAATAAGACGTATACGTTGGACACAAGGCGATCATGATTTATTTGATGATATGCGTTATAACTTGACTGATTCAGAATGGCTTAACGAACAAGAAGCTACAGTTCAACCAAATACGTTATTGTTTTATAAAGATAAACCCATGGAGCAACGCCATGCCAATGATGTAATTAAATTGCACTTGAACAAATATAAAGACTGGTCATGTAACGCAGGTATAGAAAGTCTAATGATAAATTGGGACGGGGATGTACACAGAGCAACTTGTAGAGTTGGTGGTAGTCTTGGCAACATATACGAAGGCAACTTCGTTGCTCCTAGCGAACCCATAACTTGTGACCGTAATTTTTGTACATGTGCGGCAGACATTCCACTATCTAAAGAATTGAAAAATGAAAAACTGGTTCTATCCTCACATACCTCCTAGTTGGTTGGCCAATCCTTATGCTAAGGGTGCCGCTGGTACAACCTTCAAATATATTAGCGAAGTGATTCCGCTTGACTGGATCACAGACCATCCTGATAAAGTTTTATGGCATGACCCTAGAATTGAATACAGTATAAACAGTCACGGTTACAGAGAAAAAGAATACGAAGAATCTTATAAAAAATACGAACATTTGATTTTAGGATTTGGACATTCTACTATAGCAGGAAATGCAGTTGCCGATGAAGATACAGTATTGCGCCGCATAGAGAATTCGTTACCCAACACGCGAGTTTTAAATTTTGGAGTTGCCGGCGGAAGTTCTGATACAGTAGCTAGATTAATAAGCTGTACAGTACCATATTTTAAAACAATATCACTTAAATTAAGTGTGTGTATTCTTTGGCCGCAGGATGTAAGAAGAGAAATAATGCTTGATAACTACAAAGCATCTTGGCAACCAACTATGGATCCACCAATTAAAGAATACCCTATGTTGATTGATGATACATCAAACTCTTACAACTTAGAAAAAAATAAATGTCTGGTAGAAAATGTATGTGATTTTAATGAGACAAATTTATACACCATACCATATTCTTTATATCAAAAAGCATTAGATTCTCCAAGAGCTAGAAACGGAATTGATCCTAGCGCAGAATCTCATAAAATGTTTAGCGATTATTTACTAAGTCAGCTAACTCAGGAAACGTAGTTTTAAAATCTGTATTACGAGTAGCATCCATGGTAGTAATATATTCTTGAAAAGCTGGTAGCAAGTGAGTATGGTCTTCTCCGTCCATAAAGTCTAACACAGCTTGCCAACGTTTCCACCCATACGGATTATGTTTCCAGAAATCCTCGTCTTGTCTGTAGTTGGCATACAGCCAGTTAGCAAACTCTCCAAATAGTTTTCTTACCTCTGCTTTGTCTGCTTCAGGTAATACGCGAATACTTAGAAATGTCGGAATGTACAACAGATGCATATTCAAAATGCCGCCGCCTGCTTCAACACCATCTACTATATTTTCAAAATTTATCTTTTTAAAATTTTGTTCTATCTTCCATTTAGCCAATTCAGGAAGATGTTTGATGTTTAAGATTTGAATAGCTGTTGCTATACTACCTTGTATATTAACAGGAGTGTTGTCTAGCTTGTGTAAGTTAGTGACAACGGTATTCCAATCGCTTGGATATCTAATGTAATGATCTTTCTCGCCAACAGCATCTATACTAAAACCCACTTTGACTTTTTTAAATTTTGACCAAAGACTAATGATGTCATCGTCTATTAACAATCCGTTAGTGTTATATCTAACTAGGATTTTATCAGCGTATCCTTGACGAACAATTTCTTCTAAAAATAACTTATGTTCTTTGATTAATAGCGGCTCGCCACCAGCAAAATATACTTGTTTCAAATTAGGAATCTGTGCATACATTTCTTTCCAAAATGCTGGATTTTCATGCCAGTAATTATTAAAGGATTCTTGATCCCATCGCATCTGCGATTTCAATTCTCTATGTGTGAATAATTTAAAAACTTTTTTATGATCAGCAACCCACATACTACTGTCATGCGGGCTACACATGATACATTTTAAATTACAAGTGTGTCCCAGTCTTAAATCTAAATAAACTAAATTTTCAGGTATTACACCATCGACAGTTTGGCTGACCAAATCAGCTATGTCAATTCCGTCTTCAATCCATCCACCTGTTTCCCACATGCGTTTAGACACAACACCTTGCGACTCTTCATCAAAACATTTTTTACAACTAGCAGGAATTTTATTATCCAACATGGTAGTGCGAACACTTTGCATGTATTCATTGTTCCAAGCACTCATTGGTGTTTCACGGCCAAAGTTAGCCGGCTTACCAGACTCATTTTTAACCAAACCAATTTCATGATCTGTTCCAGCACCGCTACTGTTAGAGTTACAACATAATCGCATATCGCCGTTGGGTCTAGTAGCAAAGTGTATCCAAGGTAAAACACAAAAAGTATTACTACCTGAAAGTTTAGCTACTTTATTTTGCCAGTGACCCAGCTTGGTGTCCTCAGGTTTCATCCAATAGGTCATGCTATTAATGTCTCTTTTAAAATTTTAAAATCTTCAAAACTTTTTGCTTTAGGCACACACATGCCGCATCGGCATTGTTGGTTGGGACATCTTATTGGTTGTGGATTTTCAAGTTGAATTTTTAATTCTTCTATGAGAGTATCTGCGTTATCCAAAGAACCAAACGGTCCAGGCGCACCGTTGTGAGTTGCTTTGCAAGTTTGATGATGATACACGTTTCGGGTTTCTTGATCGATGTATAAAAAGAACCAATTAACCATACAGTACCAATCTTTAAATTCTGTATTGATCAATTTGATAGGTTGCCACTTATTATCTACTTTTCCTTCTAATTCTCTGGCGCCGCAACAAGCCCTTCCTATTTGATTACCTTCGTTAGAAGATTTAGTCTTATTTTCAACACCCAATTGATTGTAAAACCACTCTTGTTGTTCAGCAGAATATTCGTGACTGGTTCTACGATTAGTTCCATCCGCATCGATAAACCACCCTTTGCGAACAGAGTTACCATCGCCAATAGGTACTGGACTACACCTGATACCTAAAGATTTTAACTTATTGAATAGGCTAGTGGTTTCCTCCCAGTAGTCAACATGAAGCATCACATTGACTTGTAACCATATATCAGTGTTGGCCAAATCTAAAATATTCTGTATTACCCTATCTTTGTATTTTTTACTAGATTCAGGATGGTAACTGATCGTGATACCTTTGAAATTTTCTTTAATTCTAGACTGATATTTCTTACCCCAAGCACCGTTTGTAGTTAAACTTAAAAATAAAGAACTATCTTTTTTTTGTATATAATCAATTAGTTTCCAAAAATTAGGATTAGCTGTTGGTTCACCGCCAGTAACGATAATATTAGTAGGAGGAGGTTCTTTCCTTTTAGAATTATAAAGAGCTGTCCACAAATAGATGAAATCAAATGTTTTTTTAAATTCTGTTAACGTCTTGTGTTTACTGTAATTGTTGTGTCTGGTAGATTCACAATATGTACAATCATAATTACAGAATCTACCAGTATCCCAGATTACCATGAATCCATAATTGCGTAAACTTTTAATAGCTGTTGTTTCAATCATAACAGTTTCTTTTTACCAATTATCATCCAGCGGTCATATAACTGTGTTTTTAATGAGCCAGTCCATAGTTCGTCTAATAAACTTTGCTGTTTGAATTCTTCCAAGCTCTGAGCGATACGTGTATGTTCTGGTATTTTATAATTATTACTTTGTAACACAATAATACTATCTTTGGGGATTCTAGATAACCACAATTCATATTGCTGTTGTGTGATGTGTTCACAGCTCGTGTTGATCACTACACTACCATTGATAGGCACAGTACACATATCCGAAGTGATAGCACGAAATTTTCCGTCAATTTCTTCTATCTTGTTCATCATAGTGGCAATGGGTTCGCATGTAGGATCAATGTCTACGCTACAAATATATCTAATAGGGATATGACTTTGAAACAGCATACTGGCCAATACACCAACCCAGCCTCCGTGTACATCTATTCTAACTGGGTCAGATTTCATGGGAATATAATTTGTCAAGGTTTCAATCAACCATTCTTTGCTTTGCATTTGGCCGCGCCAAAAAGCTTCAAGTGTTCTTTTAGGATCATCGCTCAACCTAATAGCGTTCATCCAGTAGTGTAAATGTTCTGTATCAATTAACAAACTGAGCTCCTAACTTGTCGAATTTGCCACATTGCTTGGAGCATTCCATCAAGGGCTTAACTGCCCATGTATCTTCTATTTGTTTAAAATATCCTGATTCAAAAATATCATGCATTGTATTTTTATTTAAGTTAGGAAATGTTCCAACTATATCCATATAATCGATACGTGTATCTTGTTTAGGTAATATCCATTTAAAATCTAACCAGCAACACGGACTAATAGTACCGTCTGCGGCAATGTATATTTGTTTATATTTTACAGCCTTGCATTGTATTCCACTAGATTCTGTTAAAAATTCTTTGGCTTTGGATATCATGCTTTTGCTAATTTCTGTTGGGCGGAGAAGATGAGTAGTTTTACCTTCGTCATCTAGTACATGCCATTTATTTTCAGTAAATCTACTAGTATGTTTTACTTGGAAATTTTTAAATCCTATTTCATTACTAGTTGTACGACATTCTTCTATTTGATGTTCATTATGTTCAAACACTAGCATGTGCCATTCAGCTATACCGCCTGCTTGAATAAAATCATAAGCATTGTCTATTATTTTATTATAGTCTGTGCCTGTACGATAAAGAGTGTGTGTATCTTCCAAGCCGTCGATACCAAAGGTAATTCGAACACTGTTATATGCCAGCCCTTGCCAAAATTCTTTTGTTCTAGCACTTCCGTTTGTGTGCATACTCAGTCGTATATTGGGATTAGTATTTCTTAAATATTGGAATATTTCTAAACAGTCTTGTGCTATAATAGGATCGCCTAAATTACCACACATAAACAAACTGTCTAGTTGTTGTATAAAAGACACAGTGAACCATTCTTTAAATTGCTCCAATGTTATTTCGTTTAGAGATATTAGCGGATTCAAAATCCCGCCGTTGACCCTGCGAGGACACATGGGACAACGTGCCTGGCACTTGCTGGTCAGCTCTAAGTGTACATCTCGTATGTCTTTTAATTTATACATTTTGGTATCTTGCTGTCAGCACTACTTACACATCGGTTGGTTATACACTTGGGTGGTTGAAAACG